AAAGGATCGATGGAATTTGATAACGGATCACGTATTGTAAGTCAAACAACTACCGGTACTACTGGTCGAGGTATGAGTATTTCGTTACTATACTGCGATGAGTTTGCGTTTTTACAACCAAATATTGCTACTGAATTTTGGACATCTATTTCGCCTACACTAGCAACAGGTGGTCGATGCATTATTACATCTACTCCTAATAGTGATGAAGATCAATTTGCTATACTCTGGAAAGAAAGCCAAAACTTTTTTGATGAGTACGGTAATGAAAAGCTAGATAAAATTGGTATCAACGGATTCTGTGGTTTTAAAGCCAACTGGTGGGAACACCCGGATCGAGATGAAGAATGGAAAAAGAACGAACTTGGACGTATAGGTGAAGAAAAGTTTAGACGTGAGTATGGGTGCGAATTTTTAGTATTCGAAGAAACACTTGTTAACAGTATTAAGCTAGCAGATATGGTAGGCAAAGAACCAATATTAAAAATGGGGCAAGTGAGATGGTATAAAAAACCAACTTCGGAAAACTTATATCTAGTAGCGTTAGATCCTAGTTTAGGCACAGGCGGAGACTATGCAGCAATCGAAGTATTTGAATTGCCATCAATGACACAAGTTGCTGAGTGGCATCATAACATCACTCCTATACAAAGCCAGGTTAAGTTATTTAGAGATATATTAAAATATATACAAGATGAAATTGGACAAGATCAATACAATTCAATTTATTGGTCAGTAGAAAATAATACAGTGGGCGAAAGCGCGTTAGTAGTAATAGAGAATTTAGGGGAAGAATCGTTTCCGGGATTATTTGTAAGTGAGCCAGGTAGAAAAGGCCATGTTCGTAAATTCCGCAAAGGATTTAATACTACATTTAATAGTAAAATATCAGCATGCTCTAGATTAAAATACTTTATCGAAGAAGATAAAATGACAATCAACAGCAGACCGTTACTTAGTGAATTAAAAACATTTATTGCACATGGCATTAGTTTTAAAGGTAAAACAGGTCAACATGACGATTTAGTATCGGCATTATTGCTTATAGTACGAATGACTGTTATTTTAGCAGAGTGGGATCCAAAAGTATTTGATAGAATGCGGATCGAAGGAGAATATGACGAAGACTGGGAAACTCCATTACCAATTTTTATATCTACTCATTAATCAAAAATCTTCTAGCAATACTCGAAATTAACCACACATTGAAATAAATATAACTATGAGGAATACATAATGGATAACAACTTAGATAAAATTGCTTTAGACCTTTATGGCAAAATACAAACTCGTTTCACTGATATTAAAATGGGAGACGAAAATGCAGCAGTACTAAGTAAAAAAGCTGATATACCACGTGCTAGATTCTTTGAGTTTGAATATACTGAAGATGGCGAACCGCTTGGCACTATTACAATTACTTTAGATATAGATGATGGTGTTGTAGTACAAGTTAGTGGTGATCTAGTAGATGACGATTCAAATACCACACATCACAATGCATACAAATTTATAAGATCATTTAGAAAATTTGCTAAAAATCGCTTATTAAATTTTGATGTGCAAAACATTGGAAAGAGCAATTTAGACAAACGAGACTATCAGTTTCAAGCAAAACCCAAGGAACAACCAATGATGGAAAGTAAAATGTTTGGTACTTCTAGAATAAGTTACCAAGACCTAGGTGAGGCTCGTTTAATAGTTAAACATACTCAACCTATTAATCCAGAGTTAGCCGCAGGCCGTACAATGCATATCGAATGCATTTATGTAGAAAATGCAGACGGCGAGCGATTTAAATACCCGTATAAACATTTACCGGGTGCGCGTGCATTAGCAGAACATATTAAACACGGTGGGATTCCGTACGACAACATCGGTAAACACATTACAAAACTTAGCGAAGAATTAGCAAGTTTACGTAAATTTAAAGGATATGTTAGTCGCCAATCTCAATTATCAGAAGCGATGGGAACAGTTACATCTCGTGTAATTGAACGAATTGAAGCAGTTAAAAAAGAAATTAATAGCTTACAACGCCCTGCTTACTATCAACAATTTGCAGAATCGTTTAATGTTCAAGAAGATCGGGTAATTCCAGAAACAGTTATGAATGATTGGATTGATCGATTAACTGTACGTACTTTTAATGAAGAAATGAAATCAGTATTTCCGTTCTTATACAACATTGTAGATGAAAGTGAATTACCAGTTTGTGAATTATCTGCAGATTACTTTATGGATGAAGCTGCTCCTAAAGGTTGGGAAGGCACTGTTAAGGCAATGAAGAAACACAAGGAAATTGATAATCCTTGGGCATTAGCACATTCAATGAAGAACAAAGGTTATACAAGCCATAAAAAAGAAAGTTATGATCCAGAAGTTGCATTTGAATCATTTATTAATCGTATTATGCTTGAAGATCAAGATGAAGTGTTTAGTTCAAATAAAGATGCACAAAAAGTTGCAATTGACAAATTAAACAAAATTTTAGAAAAAGAATTACGAGGCGGACCGGATGGTATTAATGCTATTCAAAGTTTAGCCGGTTTAATTGATGATTCTGAATTTTTAGATTCGCTGAAAGATATTGATCCGGATTTAGATGTACGACCACTAATACAACAATATGTAACTCAACAAGATCCTGGAGTCGCAATTCAATTAGTATTTGGTGATGGCAAAACAGGCGGAACTGATCTAGCACCTAATGCTAACGGTGCAACACCCGCGCCTGCTGCATCAACACCACCTGCACCGGAAAGTACACCACCTGCAGATTTAGGCGGCGGCATGGGCGGCGGCATGCCACCAGACTTAGGCGGTGAACTGCCAACAGACTTAGGCGGTGAACTGCCACCAGCTCCAGAAGGTGAAATGCCCCCAGCTCCAGAAGGCGAGGTGCCACCAGCTCCAGAAGGCGAAGTGCCACCAGCGCCAGTATCTGAAGAATTGCAACAACTTCGTAAGTTGTCTGGGTTACATGAAGATGAAGCAGAAGACGACACCTGGAAATATAACGTTGATGGCAAAGAAGCATACACACCAGACCAGCTACGCTATATTAGAGATCCACATTCAACGGAAGTTGCAAATGCAAGAGCTCGGTTACAAGATGCAAGAACAAGCGGGGCAACACCTGCACAAATTGCAAAGTACGAAAAAGAGTTTATTGCGTTATCTGGTGGACATGCAGCAGATTTAGATCAGCAAGAACGTATGTATCAAGCATCTACTGAAAAACTTCATGAAAACGAAGGTATCAACCATAAGAAAGCTAAACTTAAAGCCAAGTTTATCAAAGCTAAAGCATCTGGTGCAACATTAGAAACAATGTTTGCTGAAGGAATGACTATCCGTGATGCACTTAGAGAAAGTGGATTAACTCCGTACGAAGCAGGGTTTGGTGAAGGTGACATGGAGGAGGAAGCTCCTGAAAGTGAACACGATTCAGGTATACACCAAATTTTAAAATCAATTGCAGGTTTTTGGAATAAAGAAGCTCGCAATTTTACAATCGGTGGTACTAGAGTTAAAACTAAAATCGTAAAAGGTTTTAAAGATGGGGAATTTTCAAATGCTACCCCGGATGATGTTAAACAAGTTATATCGCGAGTCAATGAGTTAGATCCGAGTGACGGCGATCGTGAACAACATGATGTATTACGATTAGCAGGTGTGCCACACCAAGAAGAACCTGCAATGTCAACCGATCAGCAGTCTAACGATTTAGGTATGATGATCCATGAAATGCAATCAATAAACGAAACAAGAAATACGTTAGCTAAAATTAAAGCACGTAAAATTATGAGAAATAACTATGAAAAAAATTACAGAAAACACGCTTCTAGAATCAATTAAATCGTTAAGACAGCAATTAGCCATTATTGAAGGACGCGGCACAGTTACACATCCGGCGGATACCTCGTCATCTTTTCCGCCACCTAATTTTCAAAACGATCCAATGATCCAACATCCATTTAGCAATGCAACTCAATTTGCTCAGGATAATAATGCAACTATCGTAGATCAGATGAAACGTGCATTTGGTGGACAAGATGCAGGCAACGGACGTACATCATATGGTCACGGTCGTGGATATGTTCCACCTGCAGAAGCACCAACACATGGCGGTGGCAGAGGTGGGTTTACACCACAACCAAAAGGAACTTCAGCTAAACCAACTGCTGTTGGGCCAAATTACGATCAACAATCTGCAAATTCTGCTGATCATTTATTAAATCCCCCACAAAAGTTTAACTTATTTCAACCACAACCACAACATCAATTTAATCCGGCTGATACTAGCTATGCACAAGACCATCCACCCGTTGACGATTTAGGTGGACCATCGGATTTAGATAAAGCTCCACTTGGTGGTAAAACCGGCCCTGCGCCTAAAGGCACTGCAGCTAAACCAACTCAACACCCTGCAGGTCGACCTACTGCACCGGGTGCTAAATTTGATCCAGCTGTTCAAAAATTGCAATATGAATTACAAGCTAAAGGTTACCCAGTTAAAGCTGATGGTATATTAGGACCTAAAACACAAGCTGCATTAGATTGGGAAAATAAAAGTACTGGTAACACACAAGGCGATTTTGACCGTCATCCAGAAGAAATAGACGACGCTAACGATTATTCTGAGCTTGATTATCAAACACCTGATTATGACGATTTTGATGATTCGTCAGACCGATCAATGCCAAATATTCCAGATGACCCAAATAAAAGAATTGCAGAACATGTATCATTTAAACAAGATGACAGTTTAGCTAGAATCATGCAAATTGCAAATTGGAGATAATATGAAAAAAATTACAGAAAACGCACTCTTATTTAGAGTTAACCAATTAAAAGAAAAAATGGCAATGATTGAAGGCAGAGCAACCGGTGCCCAGGCGGCTGAACAACAACCGCCTGCAACGCAACAAACAACACTGCAGGCGTATAATGCAAATTTAGCAGCAGGAATGGATAAAAATGCTGCGTGGACTGCAGCACAAACAGGTGCTGCAAAGCCAGTTACTAGCACAACGCCAGTTACTAGCACAACGCCAGTTACTAGCACAACGCCAGTTACTAGCACAACGCCAGTTACTAGCGGATCAGGTATTCCGGGCGGCGTTGTTGACCAGGCAGTTTCTGGTCAACAAGCACCGTCTACTGCTACGTATAAACCTGCACCGATAGAAAATTACGGTAAATCTACTACACCTACTCCCGGTATACCACCACTTAGTACACTTGCTAATCCAGAGAATAAAGGATCAGGACCTCGCGCTGCGCCAGGTGCTACTGCACCCGGTGGTGCAGCACCTAAACCAAGTGCACCTGCCCAAGCTAAATGGCCAGAAACTCCTGAAGAAATTAAAGCATTTCAACAAGCTCATAAAGGGTTAGATGGCCAACCGTTAAAAGTAGATGGGTTAATTGGCCCACAGACTATGCAATCATTAGCAAAATCAGGATATAAACAACCACCAGCTGGATTTAAAATGGCAAATGCTAAACAACCTACTGCTCCTGCATCAGGTGCTGCAGCTAAACCAGCAACACCAGGTCAAGCATCACAAGGCAAAGTATCAGATCCTAAAGTAGTTGAATTGCAGAAAAAATTAATTGCTCAAGGATGGCCACTTAAACCCGATGGTATAATGGGACCTAACACTGAGCAAGCATACCAGGCACAGTTTAAAACTGATTCAATGAATGCGTCTATGCAACCAGCAGCAACACCTGCAGCACCAGCAGCAACACCTGCAGCACCAGCAGCAGCTCCAGCAGGTGCTGCAGCAATTACTCCTGCATTCCAAAGCCAACAAGCACCTACGCCGGCACCTACCGCCCAACAATCAGCGTATAGTAGCTCTGCACTGGGACAGATGCAACGGGCTCTTCAACAACAAGAAGCTGGACAATCAATTCAAACAGCACCTCCGGAAAAACCAGAAGGTGTAACAGTGTTTCCAGGAACAGTAACACAACAAACAGCAGCATCTGCAGCACAACCGTCTGGTGGATGGGATCAAAACGATCCAAATACTCCAGCTATGTTCCGCAATCCTCTCCCAGGTGAACCAGGCATGCATGAATCAGTTTCGTTTAAAAATGAAGACAGTTTAGCTAGAATAGTACAATTAGCAAAATGGTAAAAAGAATATGAAAAAGTGAAAGATTTCACTTGCTCATATAAATAATAGAGTATATAATAAGCACATACTTTAAAAGTAAGGCAACTTATATATTAGTATAAAACAATTACAAAACACAAAAAACATATATAACACACAGAGTTATTTCTGTGTGTTAACTCAAAACACAATAGGATATTAAAATGGCAACACTAGCAGAAATCAGAGCAAAACTAAAAGCGGCAGAAACACGTAGTACAGATAGTAATTCAGGCGGTGATAAATCAATTTATCCATTCTGGACTATTAAAAATGGCGGTGAAGCAGTTTTTAGATTCTTACCAGACGGCAATGCAGATAATACTTTTTTCTGGGTTGAACGCGCTGTAATCAAATTACCTTTCGCAGGTATCAAAGGTCGTACCGATAGTAAACCAGTAGTAGTAAATGTACCATGCGTTGAAATGTATAACGATGGATCAGTATGTCCAATTCTTTCAGAAGTACGTCCTTGGTTTAAAGATCCGTCTTTAGAAGATATGGGTCGTAAATATTGGAAGAAAAAATCTTATATTTTCCATGGCTTTGTTACTGAAGATGGTTTAGAAGAAAAAGAACCACCTGAAAACCCAATTCGCAGATTTGTTATTGGGCCACAAATTTATAAGTTAATTCATGCAGCATTGATTGATGAAGAATACACAGAGTTACCGACTGATTATGTACACGGCTTTGACTTTCGTTTAAAAGTCGGAACAAAAGGTGGCTATGCTGATTATTCTACTTCTACATGGAGCAGAAGAACCCGTCCAATTAGCGACACAGAACGTGATGCAATTTCGCAGTTTAGTTTACCTAACTTATCAGATTACCTACCTAAAAAACCTAATGAAGTTGAACTTAAAGTTATGGTTGAAATGTTTGAAGCTTCTGTTAACGGCGAAGCATATGACATTGAACGTTGGGGGAAATACTTTAGACCGTATGGTATTTCAGAAAGTGATGCACCAGCTGCTACTGCAACAGTAACATCAGTAGTTGCACCAGTAGCACATACCACTGAAGAAGCTATGCCTTGGGATGAACCAGCTGGAATTGTTAATGCTTATACTCCGCCACTTGCAGTAGCT